ATTTCAATTATGTTGTTAAGTTTAAATTCTTTCTCTAAGTCATCCTTTGTAACAGAACCACCAGATTTGTGGCCAGGTTTGTTTTTGTACATACTTCTTGCTGCGTTAATAATATCTTCGTTAGAAATGTAATACTGGCCGTCACTTGCAAAGTCTTTAGCGATGCCTTTAATTAAGCCGTATGTGTATTCATTTTTTAACAATGGTGTTTGCTTTTGATAGTTAGGCACTGTATTTTCTAACGCCTTTATAATGTCAGGATGAAAGTGAAGTTTTTTAGAGACTAAGCCTTCGTCTATTAATGACTGCACACTCATAAGATTAGTGTTGTCTAATTCATGGACTTCTACAATTTCATGTTTAGTTGGATTCTTTGTTATAAAGTCTGAGATGTAATTTTGGTATTTATCATCAGGGCGTTTGTTTTGTTTGCCTTTAACTTGATGAAGTTCCATATAGCCTTCGGGTTCAATAGGCTCAATCTTCTGTTTATTCATTTGTCTAATCATGTTTCTTACATAGTCACGCTCTGTAAACCCGCGATTGTATTTATCGTCAACATCTAAACCAACTGTTGCTTCATGAATTTGTTTTAACTCAGGATTGTTTTGAATGATGTCTTGGTTAGCTTCAATCCATCGTTCCATACTGAAATGTGGTCGTGCTTCTATAGTGACATGTGATTTACCATCAGGAGATCGCAATGAAAATATTTTAATGTCTCCACTCATAACATCACTACAATAGCTACCTACGCAATGACCCATCATCTCACCTTCTGACTTGAGAGCGCTTTTTGTTTTTTCTATGTCTTTATGTTTAAGCTCTACCCACTTAAAGCCGTCGTCATATTCTCTAGGAATTGGCATACCTTCTACTGAAGTAGCGTGAGCCTTAGCCATCTCTTTAGCCTTTTGTGCGTCATACTCTGCTGTGCGACGGATAGCTTTCTCAATAGACATTTGATTGAGTTGCTCAGGCGTTAATTTGCCTGATACCAAGTCTTCATATAAAACATCGGATACATGATTAAGACCTAAGCGTTCTGTAATATTTGTACCGCTTAATGTGTATATATTTTTATCAGGTATTTCATTAAGCAATCTAAGCGCTTCCACATCTTTTTCATTTTGAATGGGAAGATCAAGTTCGGTTCTAAGTTTTGAAGCTCTAAATCTTTCAGCAGTGTTTGGATCAGCAAAAGGAAGTGGATCATTTAAAATTGCTTTAACTTCTTCAGAGCTCTTTGGATCAAACATTGAATCAATTTTGTATTCAAACTCTTTACCTAACTCTGTCTTAGAAATACCTGCTTCAGGTTTACCAACTTGAAGTCGTTTATTTCTTACGCTGTATTTAGTATCTCCCATAGATGGTTGGAAGTTATGCTCTACACCTGACTCAATTGCTTTTAATATTGGGTCTGCTTCTGATCCTGCTTGGTTACGTAAATATTTTCTTGCTTTTGTATCAACCCATTGATTAAGTGCGACAGCGTTAGGGTCTTTAAAAGAATCTAATTCATCTCCTGGCACAAAGTATCTATGTGCGTGCGGATATGCAGCTTCATTTCTTTTCATTGCTATCAACTCATCATCTAAAGCTTTCTCACCGCCGACTAACATACCGCCTGGGTCTTTGATAATGTTTTGACGTGGGTTGATAACGTTGCGACCAATAAGTCCTTCACCTGTTTGTATTTGGCGTGCGCCTTCTTTAGCTAAAGCTTTACCGAGTGTCGGGATACTCTTCACAGCTTTGATAGTAGTGCCAGGGAATACTTCTGCTGTGCCTTCGATGAATGGATAGTCCTTACCGCTAGTGATGCCTACATCTTTTAATTCGTCCTTGATGCGTCGTGATCCAAATTTAGATGGCTGGTCTTCAATGCCTTTAGCATAGACACCTGTGCCGTATGGGAATGCAAACTTAGCTATGTCGCCAGGAAGTCCTAGTAAGTCAGCACCGATGTTGCTTGGGATATCTCTGATAGCATTCCAGTCAAGGTTGCTTACGTCTTCACCTAAGCCTTCATAGTATTTAGTTGCAAGCTCTTTAAGTAGGTTTGCTGATTTAGAATAGCCTTCCCATGTAGAAGCTAGTTGGCTTGCGGCTGAATCCATAACGCCGCCTTCTGCCTTCTTCTGTATCTTTGCACCTGCAGGGCCTAGGTTAAGTTTGTTTACGTCAAAGCCTGTACCTAATATGCGTCGTAGTTCGTCTTCAAGCTCTTGGCCTGTGAATCCTTTTTGGTATGTATCCCATGATGTAATTACTGACATGGGTTCAGGGCCTGGACGGCCGCCTGCTAATCCACTCATGACATCTTTACCGCGAGTAGTCACTACACCTTTGCCGCCTTTTTCTAAGACGCGGCCCATGTTCTCAATAGCTTCTGCACGTAACTCAGGAGGAAGTACGTTGAGTACGTTTAAGTTGAGTAGGCCTGAGTACATATCTGATGGAATGTCTTCAGCTTTTGTATAGGTTGGGTACCAGCCTTTAGCATATGGTTCGTATGTATCTGCCCATCCGTATGAGCCTATGCCTTTACCTGCACCGTAGTCGATGATGTTCTTGTCAACGCCCTGGAGCTTAAGTAGCTCGCGTGCTTTGTCGTATGTTCCTTTTGTATTTGCTACTTGAGTGCGTGCTGCGTTCTCAGGCGGTGGAAGCTTAGTCTCTTTAGATATATCTACGGCTGTTTTAATAATTTTTTCTAATGCGCCAACTTTACCACCCTTGGCCATCTTCACATCTTTGAATGGTGACTGACGCATATGCATTCTTGTTAATGCTTTGTTCTTAGCAAGTTGTTTAACTGCCATGACTGCAGGGTCGTTGTCTTCTCTGAGGCCTGCTTCGTAATCTTGTACAATCTCTATCTGTTCAGGTGTAATGCCTTCGAATACCATTGGATAGAATGGCTCGCCGTTTTCGCCGCCTAATGAAACCTCTGTCAATACTTGGCCTTCTTTAGCTAGTGATGGAATCTCTCCAGCCCAGCCCGCAGTCTTAGGCATCATCTCGCCGCCGTAACCTGTGTCTGTCTCGAATGCTCTGAGTCCATAAGGATTAGGACGCTCCATCATGTTGACTCCACCTTCAGTAGGTTTCTTCTCAAGTATGTTGGCTTTTCTGTATTCTTCTTCGAGGTCGACTTCGCCGCCTTTAGCTTTGCCTGTAATCTCTTTCATCTTCTTCTGATAGATGGGCATAACTCTGTCAAGCCACTCTTGATTAAACTCTTGCACTGCAGGTGACTGGAATGATAATGAGCGTAAGTCTGATTGCACTGGCAAGCTAAATAATCTGCGTGCGTCTGTGGATGATTGGAATATGTCTCGGAAGTCTAATGGTATCTCTAGTTCGCCAGCATACTCACCAGCAAGTGGAAACTTGTATGTGCCGTGTTCGTGTAGTGGGTCTGTAATGATGCGGCCTTCAGGGTCCATCCTAGCAATAGCTAAGCCTGAAGATCCTGTAGGAAGATCAAGAAGCTCAGGGTCAGTCACTGCCTTAACGGATGATGCCATGTCAGGGAAGCCTGAGTTCTGATACTTAGCTTGTGCTGCGCGGTCTATAAAATATTTACGTAGGTTACCTTTGCCTGGCGTGTTGAGCTGATCAAGCAACTCAGGATGATCTATGCCTAGGAAGTCAGGGAACTTGTCTTGTACTTCTTTGTTGAATTCTTTAATGGTGGACTTCTTAACAGCGGAAGGATCAAAGCGTTGAGCAAATGTAGAACTCAGCATCGTATTAAAGTCTACGTTTGTATGTGAGCCAAGGATGTTGATACCCATAACGTCTTTGCCTGTCTCGGCTCCACGCTGTATTGCTTTAGATAGTTTACTTGTCGGCGCTTTGTCTGATGACCAGGCTGCTGACTTCTCAGGCTGTTTGGGATATGTATGCGAACGCATAAAGTATCGGCCGCCTTCTAGTGGTACGTCTACCTCTTGACCTTCAACTGACTTAAGGATCTTGCTAGCTTCGGCGCGGTCACCAAGTAATGGAATACCGACCTTGCCGTATAAGTCTTCAGGTGTCATTTTCTTAACAGGGACTGGATTAAATCTTGGATCAGGGATAGTCTCGAACTTCATCTCACTGATTGGCTTCTTGAGCTTCACGCCCATGCCGACAGGATGATATAGGCCAGCCGCTTCAGACTCTGCCTTAGACATGCGCTTAGCCTTGACCGCTTCTTCTAACGGACGAGCTTCTTTAGCCACCTCTTCGATGACCTTGCCTACCTTTAGTATACTTTCTAAACTAGCCATATGTTCCTATGCTGCGTAAGGGTTAACACGTTGTGTTCTTCCCGCGTCCACATAATCTTCAGTTGCGTCATAAGGTGCTGGGTCTATGTTCAAGAACCCTGCGTCTCTTAGATACCTAAGAGCCTGTGTACATGCATCCACATAGTCATCATGTGTAGCTTCAGGGAACGAACATATCTGCGAGACAAAGCCCTCGGCCCAATCACGTACATATCCACGTCGTACTGTTGACTCGGGAATCCACACGCGTCCATGAGAGATAATGTTTGCAACAATGGAAAGTCGCTGTACTTTGTCTGCTCTACCTGGATTGTAAGCTCGCACTGGTAGATGCGCCCGTTGCATATCTTGTATGAGACTGATCCCAGACGCTTTATCTTCGACAAGGATGAGATCAACTCGCTTACCTTTGACAAACTCTCCTGTGTCAAGCTCGCTATCTGCACCATAACTAACTTCGTATTCATCTCTCACCTTTCTTCTTAGGTCAGGATACTGCATGCGTTCTTGCCATGCGTCTATCAGCATCACTGACATAGGCCCATCGGTTGGCTTAAACAATCCAAACACTAGACAAGCTGTTGGGTCGTTGATCGTCTTCTCGGTGTAAGCACAATCGTAAGACTGTATGATGTATTCAAACTTGGGAAACGGTTTCCTTGCATCCCACAACTTAAACATATCACGCTTAACAATACCGCCTTCTTCAGGGTCAATAAGCTCAGCATAAATCTCTTGGCGTCCTAGCTTCGTTCCTTCGTACTGAAGGATCTGTTGTTGGAAGCTTGGCGCTAAGTTAGCAATGTTCGCGTACGTTGACGCGGTTGACATGACTACCTCACCACTACCGTCATCAGCTCTACCTACTAGATCAACGATCAAGTCTTTAGGACGTGGTGTCGTTGACGCTATGATCCTTGTCTCTGTACCTAATCGCACTGAGAACATGATCATGTCCCAGGCGTCTTGCAAGTAATCCCATGCTGCTAACTCATCAAGCCAAGCTCCGTGGTATTGACCTCCGCGGAATCGATCAGGCTCTGACGCTGATATGCCTTTAATCAAGCTACCGTTCGTTAGCTTCAACTCTAACAGAGACTTGTTATAGTCCGCTATCATTTCGCTTGGTATAACGTTGAGGAGCCCTGACTCCCCTTCTATACATGTACCACGTACATCCATTGCTGTCGGTGCGGATACTAACCAGCGTGTGCCAGGTTGCGTCCATGCCCACCAGCCAATCTGTTCTGCAGCGGTTCTAGTCTTACCAGCTCCGCGGCCGCCTAACAGTAACCATATAGCCCAGTCACCAGGCGGAAGTATTTGATGATCATGCGCCTGGCTTAACCACTTTGTTCTCCACGCATACCCAAGCTGTTGTGCTTTGGGTAACGCTAAGAACTTACGCTTTACATCATCGTCTTTAAGTAACTCAGCTACGCTCGTCATCAAACAACCTTACGACCTCGCCTGTCGACTTATCTAGCTCATAACCTACAAGCTTTCTTATCTTTGCGTACTGCTTCTCATCAAGCTGGCCATCATCTAGCTCGTATGACTTAATTTCTTCTTTGAGCTTGATAGTTAAGAACGCGTCAGCTTTTCTTTTCTCGAAGCTCATTCGTCTTTGTTCTGACGCTTCAACTCTAAGTTCTGTACGAGTGCGTCAAAGATAGATACGTCTACCTTGATTGGATCACCATCGGCCACGCCTTCGTGAGCAATGCGATCAGAATACTTACGTGGCTTCAGCTTGGCTGCCGTCCACTTACGTGCGTCTATACGGTTCTTCTGCCACTGTACATATGCGTTATCAACCTTGGCGTTGCCCTTGTCGTCAAACAATACGGCTGGCTTCTCGTCAGCTATGGCCACAATAGAATCAGCCATGGAGTCAGCTTGGTCTTCCCTCGCGCGCGCGTACATGTCCGTAAACTCTTGATGGCGCAACAGCCACTCGTACACCGCAGTCTTCTTCGGCATACGCTCGTCTCTGCAAATACTTGCAAGCGACTCACCGTCTGATAGCCTGTCACAGATCTCGAGAGCAATCTTCAAGCTGTACTTAGTAGGTCTACCACCTGCATGTTTGGATTGATTTTGAGATGTGTTGTTAGTCTCTACTGCTGTAGAGGATGATGTTACTTGTTCTTTACTAGAATCAGACATATTTTCAGTCCCTATTAGAAGCTACTAAGGCTAACGGAACTATATGGATATGTCTAGTAATTAATTAAAACAAGCATTCAGGGTAATCGTTTGTATTGAGTTGTTCTTTCGGGGGATTTTTGTCTTGCGGGATACGCTCAAAGTATGCGTTCGCATTGCCATCGCAGAAATGTTCAGCTGCGTTTCTATCGCGGAACTTTCTGATTGACATACCGTCAACGTATACGATGTATTTGAATGGAATCATTTTTTAGTTCTTCGGCGGCGCCATTCTGTGATTTCCACTTGTATTATAGAAACGAGGATCATTAGAATTAAAGCACCACCAAAGATAATTACTATACCGTAACTGCACCAAAACGCAAGCAATTCTAAGCTAGTCATTGTTTTTGTACTCATCCAAAATAATCTCTGCATCGTGTAAAGGTACATTAAACACAGCTTCAATCATCTCAGCATCCAATGGAAAATCATAAACTTTGTAGCGGTCTATGGTCTCCATGATCTTTTCAATCTTTAGTTCTGTTTGGTCTGATTTGAATCTATTCATGATTAGTCTCCGATCACAATGAGTTCAAACTTGTCCATCTCTTTTAACGCCTTGACCATCTTTTGGTTTTTAGATAAGCGGCGCACT